GTGGTTTCGTCTGTTCGATGAGACATATTCTGTTAAACATCCAATTAAGGAGGATAACTATGACATCAAGTCAAAGAAATATGATCTGTCAACGATTGAATTCACTGGGTTACAGTAGATCAAAAGTGTTCAGTATGCTGGATACCATTGTAAAATGGGATAAAGCAAGTGGACCTGAATGGACCGTAAGCCGTCTTAAGTCGTTAAAGACTTATTGGCTAACCAAGGAAGCTGGAACAAACCAGCAACCTGATTGGGTCGCTCTCAACTCGAGAGGCGAACCTAAGGGACCATTCAAGCATCTCTTCAGAGACAACATGTCAATGAAACAAAAAGGGAAGGCAATCAACGCGTTAATGAGTTACACTACTTTTGTAGGTAATCATCCAACAACCTCTCAATGGAAGAAATTCCAAGAGGCCGTCGAGAACCCTCAACCCATGGTTGTAAAACCGCGGGTCTTCAAGTTTCAACATTTTACAGTACCTAAGCTAGCTAAGCATAGGTCTGTCACGGTGTATCCGTGGTCTGCATCGAAGCGTGCGCCTGGTTTGTCTAAGAATTATCCGGAAACTGATGTTTCCACATGGTACTTGGAAGCTCTAGAGCAACCTCGTATTAGAAAGATGATTTCTAGATATCCAACCCACTACCGACCAGTGATGGACGGAGTACCCCATAAGTTACTTCAACGTAAGCCCAAGTTTTTGAGCGAAGGTGGAAGTATACCGACAGGGTCAGTAGGAAGGATAGGTTTTATCCAAGAACCTGGGATGAAGTTGAGGGTAGTTGCAAACCCCAACCGCTTAACCCAGTTAGCTCTTGAACCTTTAAAGATACAAACGTTTGCCCTGTTAAGGCAGATATCTGAAGATGTTACATTTGATCAGGACGAAGGCGTTAGATTTGCCTCCGAAGCGATTAAATCAAAGAAGATTGTTCATTCAATTGATTTGAGTAATGCTACAGATACTTTTCCACTAGAGTTTCAACTCGAAGTGTGTAAAGCGTATGGTATCGATGAAGAGTACCTAAACCATTTCCGCGATGTTAGTATTAGCCAATGGGATGTATATGATCCTCTTCTCAAACAGAGAAGAGACATCTCATGGTCTAAGGGGCAACCCTTAGGATTGGGGCCTTCTTTTCCCATCTTTGCTTTAGCTCATCATGCATTAGTGCATGCTGCTGCGGCTCAGGTGTGTCAAGATAAGAATGGTTTGTTCTATCATGGAACTGAACGATTCGAGGCCTTTGGTAAATACCGGATTTTAGGAGACGATATTATTATAACAGATGATGACCTTGCAGCTGCTTACCTCGTTAAACTGAGGGAAGTAGGTTGCCCGGTCTCAAAAGATAAAACTATCTCTTCTAACATGCTATGCGAGTTTGCTGGAAAAATCATACTGCCTGAAGGAATTATTCCTACAGGAAA